CTCTAAGGGAACCGTAGTTTACAATACTTGGAAAGTAAATGAGTATATGCTCAATTCGATTGAAAAAAATATCAAGGATGTTTTCGTGCTATGTTTCAATCTTATGAAAGGTACCGAATGGTTTCAAGGTAATGTGAAAGATATGAAAAGGGAAATCGATACTATAATAGATAGTATCGATGAATTTACTGAATTAAAACCTGATATACGATATCATGTTCCTAACTCTCCAATATTCCCTGCAACTTACGGAGAAGGGTTTACATATTTTTCTACAAAAGACATAACAAAAAACGATTTCATTGAACTATGTGAAACACTTGATACATGTACGACAAAATTTGAACCTGAACGTATTGCTGAAGGTGGTATATTGTACAAGTTTTCACATGAAGTACCAGAGTCATGGTATAAATCAGTGAGATTAGGTATAAACGTAGGAAAAGGGTGGCCTGATATATTTGGAGATGAAATGACTAGTTGGAAATATAATAATGATATAATTCTGGAAAAAAACAAATTTATTGATACTTGGTTGAAAAGTTTTGGAGGAGCACCTCCTTTTACATTCGATGAAATCACACAAATTAATAAAGTATTGTGTAAAATTGGTCTAAAAAAATGTAAGTAGAAAATATTTAATTGCATTTCTCCAAATGTCCATTCGCATGAGATTAAAATTTCCCTGCTTCTACGTCTTCTTCTCTTTTCGCTCGCCAGGCACTTGCTTCACGGACAGGTTTCATTTGTGCAGAATCCCATTTTATGTCTGTTATGACAACTACATCAAACTCCTCTTCCATATCCGGGTCTAAAGTACCACAAGCACCATCTGCGCCGGTCTTCAGAGGGTACTTGTACTGGTGAATTATACGCTCTCGTGGGACATAGAAGATATCCCTCTCATCAATCCAACAATATTGGAATACTGTAAATTTACCATCTGTTGTTGGGTATGCTGTGATGTTTGTAAGATTATCAAAAATGTCCTTGTCAAGACGGGGCATTCTTACTATACTGAAAAATTTCCTTTTTAATAGGTTCTGTGGCTCAATCGGATAGAGCACTCGCCTTCTAAGCGAGAGGTTGTGGGTTCGATCCCCACCAGAATCGAAACTTTTTCACGCGTAATACAACAAAATTAAGAAAAAACATAATCGGATATCATTCTAAGCGATAAATTTAAAGATTTTTTGGAAAGTTGAATTTTGGTGGTTTTGGTTTTGGAGGAACGTAATTACGCGCATTGAACGATACAAATACTTCTATGACATTTTTGGCGCGTCGTGCGTTTTTAACCGTAAATCTACCAGGTGGTAACAACACCTCTCGTTCGTTAAGATCGCCGTTGGTAAATTTACTACCACCCGGTGCATATTCTGATTGAAATTTACCAGTTGTAAAATTTATAGATGGTATACGTTTATTTGGTTTCAATACGAGTATAACTTTTTTATTAGTATTTTTTGTTTTAACTGCAAAACTTTTAGCTACGTTTTTCCGTTTTGAAAATGAGGTTAATGTATTTTTATTTATTATCTCACCTTTTAGGTATTTATTCAGTTCCCAGCCTCTTATACCTCTGTACAATGGACCATAGTAACTTCTTGGGTGTTTCAATGCATAATTCACAAGTCTGTTCTTATATAAAAGAGCACGTCTGAATTTTTCATTCTGAGTTCCTTTAAAATTAGGTGGGATCTGATTTGTTTTTGGAACCACGCCCATCGCTTCTTTTATTACCTGATCCCATACATGGGTATATTTACGGGCAGCGCGTTTCGCCATAGATCTACGAACAACGCGTTTTGCCGCGAGTATCTGTTTAAATCCGACCTGAGGAGATGTCATTTAATTTTATCAAACTTTTTTTTAAAATAGCCCGCCGGTGTCAGCCAGAACCTTTTAGAGGTATAGGTTCTGTGGATCAATTGGATAGCCTTTTCCCCACCAGAATCGAAAAACTTTAAAGAAAAAGGTCTTTTAATTATTAAATGGATTCTATTGTTACTTCGGTGATAAACAAATTTGAGCAGAGAGCTAAGATGGGAAAAGAAAAATATGGAACAGATTTGGATAGAACCGATTTAAATATTTCTGATTGGATTAAACACGCACAAGAAGAACATATGGATTCAATTTTGTATTTGGAAAAAATTCTCAAGGTTTACAATTCCTAGCCATTTTTAAAGAGGAAGGTTTTAATAATATATTATGATGATTTACTACACCGGAATAGGTGCTAAGCCGGGCGGTGTACACACACCAGATGAGTTTGTTCGTATTATGATGAGCACCATCGACTCTGTAGATCATCCGAACGAGTGGAAAGGATACGAACTTCCTTACGATTTTGATAATTTTACCGTCAATGACTGGGTAGAGTATTCGGGCGCAAGTTACGCGAATCTTTTCTTAGGCTCTCGGTCATAGACGAGTGTAATCGCTTAAAAATATAGAAATACATATTTAATAATGGAGCACATTCTTGCACAGAAAATTGCAGTTGCACGCGTTATATGCAAAATCCCCAATAATGCGACTGAATGTAAAGTCGCATGGGATCAGGTTGAAGAGTATGCGAGAGCTGTTCGAATTGTAAACATGCGAAAGAAGCAGCCTCCAAGCAAACCATACTCTGAGCTTGCTCTTCGTGACTATGAATGTTAAAATAGTCTTTTGGGTTTCATATTTATGTTTCGTCTTTTCTTTACAGGTGAAGCCTTGCGTGGACTATTGTGCTTCATAAGGAATTCTAAAAATTTTGTATTAATGACGAGTTTTGCACTGTTATTGTTTGCAAGCCTCTTCTGGTTCAAGAGTGACTTTAGATTCATGACAGGCGGGTATCCTTTGTACTTTTTTACATGAGAGAAATTTGGAGCAAGTCTTCCATTTGCAGGAAAGAGATCAAGTGTTCTGCCGTTCGGATGTCCGAACTTGGTCCTCTTGCGCTCTGGTGCATTCAAAAGATACCACCCATTCTGAGCTATACTTGGAACAAGCAACAGAGGCTCTTTTGCTGCTATATTTATATTTCCTATGACGCGGTTCTCAGGAAAGTTGATACCGAGCCTGTTGGCGTGAATCTTCATAGCAAGGCTTCCAGTGTATGCCCAGTTGGACCCGTTCAGTCTCTTTTCAAGGCGTGTGTTTCTCATTTATAGTGTCCTCAGAAAAAAATGATTCACCAGACAGAGAATCATCCTTCGTCTTGTACAAGTCTGAATCCTTGTGCTCAAAAAAGTACCCTTTGCAAATCTTGAATGCTGCAGGTATCTCGAAATACGAAACCTTTGCACTTCTAAGGGCTATATTTGGTATTCTTGTGCATGTTGGCTTTGTGAATAGACCAGGTTTGTAAAACTTACACTGCTTGCACGTCTCCATTGTATGGATAAATACTTAATTCTCAAGATATGTTAAGAATGAGTACCATAAAATTTGTGTCGTACGGGTCTGTTCTATCTGTTCGCATAAGTTCCATCTATGCAATCCGTATATATGGTACAACCATAGAGGTCTACTACGGATTCAAAGAGTGCATCTCTCTCCCATTCAAGGGGAATGAAGAATCGGTCGAGACGCTCAGGGAAATATTTGGGGTTTGAGACCATTATTGGGACTGCTCAGTCCTAGAAGATTTATAATTTTTTGTTCCGGATCGTATTGAAACAGATATCCGATTCCTATTGTGAACCTAAATCCTTTCCCTGTGAATTCTATATATGGGTATGGAAACCTCCGAATCTTTGAAGGTACCACCACCGGACCGCCATGAAAATCTCTCTTTGGACCAGCGTACTCGTGGAACCAGGGCACTTCAGGTTCTGACCGGACCCATGGGATCACAAATCCCGTCTGTTTTGCAGGCCATATTCGTGTACGATATACTTTTCCTCCGAATGTGTACCAGGTTTCAGTATGAATATCCGGAACATAAGATTGACCAGCCGGAACCCATTTGTGTGTTCCTTCTACATTCTTGAGCCGGTGTACAACAGTACCGTCTTTAGGCCTGATACGGATCAAAAGGTCTATCAAACTAAAGAGAATGGTCCTTATAATCATTTAGAATGGAAGCTCGCTTCAACTCTAGGCTTAGAGAACTTTCTTGTGGTGACCAATCAGAATTTCACGAGTACCTTCTTGACTGCATACCTGTTCTGCAAGACCTCGAGACCTCTGCAAATAAGAGGGGTGATCTTTTTAAACGATATCTTGTTGAGGTTGAGGGTCACCAAGCAGAAACTGAGCCCGTACAGACACATTCGTTCGGGTGTTACAATTGTGGGTCGTCGAACATAAGATTCGAAGAGGATCTCAGCGAATCAATCTGTCTCGATTGTGCATCTTCAGAGTATGTACTCGGATCATACATGGGATTCAAAGAAGAACAGGAAACCAATGTTACTAATTACTCATACAAGAGGGAGAATCACTTTAACGAATGGATTGCTCAATTTCAGGCGAAAGAAAGAACATCTGTTCCTGCGTCCATCATAGACAAACTCAAGATTGAAATGACAAAGCAACGACTCAAAGCTCCAGATGATCTTACTCATAAGCGGGTCAGAGAACTCCTCAAAAAACTCGGATTCAACAAGTATTACGAGCATACACCATATATTACAACTATTCTCTGCGGTGTCCAGCCTCCGACAATGCCTCTTGAACTCGAAGAAAAATTGCGCCTCATGTTTTTACAAATTCAAAAGCCATTCGAGAATAACTGCCCAAAGGACCGCAAGAATTTTTTGAGTTACTCGTACGTCCTCTACAAATTTTGTGAACTGCTCGGAGAGGATGACTACCTCAAGTGCTTTCCTCTCCTCAAGTCAAAGGACAAACTGTGGCGTCAGGACCAGATATGGAAGAAGATCGCCTCAGAACTCAGATGGGAATATATTCCAACCATATGACAAATGATATTGTGGCACGCTAGATACCAAACTCAATCAGAGTACAGAAACGTCAT